CGATGTGTCCTGTTTAACGCTGAGAATTCTTGCAGACAATAGACCGTGCGAAATTACTGGCCTTACCTTTGACGGCAATGCGAGCAATAGACTGGTTGGACGGCAGTGGAACAATCAGCCGCTAGTCTATGTATCTGCGTATGGGAATGCTTTTGAAAATTCGCCCTTGTGGATACATGACTGCACATTTCAGAACGCGCCATGTGACGCCCTGCAAATTACCGATGTGATGGCCGCAAAGGTTTCGCATAACCATTTCTATAACATCAATGGGATGGGAGTACACCCAGGCGGTTCAGGGTTGATGAAAGACTACGTTTGCGACGGTAATAGTTTTATTGACGTGCAGTTACTTACCGCCGCGTCTACCCCAACGGGAGCCAATTATGGGCATACCAGTGGGTCGGGTGTTATTTGCACATCGACTGGGCCTGGTCGTGCTGTAATTGTAAATAACGTAGTCGATACAAGCAGATCATACGGATTCGACTCAATTAACACTTCTTATCACGTTGATACAATAATTAGCAACAACGTATTTTATGCGTGCGATAAAGGTGCGTGGCGGGTGACTTCTGCTGGGCCTGTATCAATTACAGGTAATACTGTCAGCAATTGCGGGCACGAAACGCCGGTAATAGCCGGTGGCAATGAAATTACAACCGTTTCCAGTGCAGTAACAGGAAAAACCAGTATAGTCGGGAATGTCTTTAATAACTCCTGTCTGGCTGTTTTCCAGGACGCAAACGAGATAGCTGTTGTTGGCAACTCGTTTAACTTTGTAACCAAATCGCTCGGATCGGTAGAAACTGGGGCGCTGATAATGACGCGATCTAGCGGCGGCGACACTAGCATTGTAGTGAGTGGAAACAATTTCAGGGGGCCGAAGAACGCGACCGAATCTACAGCAGTAAGCAATCTTGTAATGCCGTGCATTCGAGCTGGAACGCTCACTGGGGTTAGCTTCACGGGTAATGTGTTTGTTGGCGGTTTGTATGGCATCGACATTCAACCGGCGTCGTCATCTGTTTGCAGGGGTGTGTCGATAAATGGGAATGTTTTTGTGGATCAGTTTTCCACTGTATCTGGTGGTCCGATTCGTTGGACTGGAGCAACGCATAGCATTTACAGCAGTTCTATCTCAAACAACGTATTGAGCCTTATCAATTCAGGTACTCAAATTTGGAACGCAATCAATATAACTGCCAGTGCGCTTGCTGGTAAAGCCTTTGTAATTTCTGGTAATGCAATTTCTACCGATGTGGATCCTGCTGGTGGTACATCAGGAATTACACTGACCGGGGCTACAACTGGCACCACGGTTATTAATAACGATATATCGCTAAATAACGCAGCATCAGGCGCAGCTATATCTGCGGGATCAGTAACTGCAACATGCGTAATAACTAACAACATTATTCGCAATAGCAACACAACTGCTTATGGTTCTGCCGTTGTTACGGCGGGAAATAATCCGGTTTAACCATGACCGATGCCGGTGGACCTAGCAACTCCCCTCGCGGGATAGCCTGGCTGAGATGTTAAATAATCACGCACGTTAGAGGCGTGGAGGGAATAAATGAACCATGAAACAGATTAATACAACTAGGAACTAACATGCCCTTCATGACTAACGGGAAGCGTAATTATAAAAAAGAGAGAGCCTGGGAGAAGGCTAATGGAGACACTCGTGGCAAGGATAGGGCAGCTCGGAACAAAGCCCGTAGGGAAGCTGGCCTTAAGGTTGGTGATCCTCGTCATGCAGACCATATTAAACCCCTCTCTGAGGGGGGTAGCAATAGTAAGAGTAATATTCGTAAAGTCTCTGCCAAGACTAATCTGAAGAAAGAAGCCAGGAGAAAAGCTAAATGAGTAAAGTTACGTTGAATGACATTGCCTCTGGCTTTGCCTCTATTGCTGCTCTTAATGCCAATTTCACGGCTATTGAGGATGGGTTTGAAAATACCCTAAGTAGAGATGGTACTACTCCTAATCAGATGAATGCTGACCTTGATATGAATGGTCATCGTATCCTCAACAGTCTTGCTACTACTGGAGATGGATTTACTTGGGAAGGTGCTTGGGCTACTACCACTGCCTATACAGTTAACCAACTTGTAGAGCAATCTGGAAATACATACATCTGTACGGTAGCTCATACTTCTGGAGTCTTTGCTACAGATTTGGGTAATGGCAATTGGGAGCTTGTTGCATCTGCTGGAGCTACGGGAGCTGGTACTGGCGATATGCTGGTCGCCAATAATCTTTCTGAACTCTCTGGCACTGCTGCCACTGCAAGAGGCAACATTGGAGCTGCTGCTTCTGGAGCCAATAGTGATATTACCTCTATCACTGGCCTCACTACTCCTCTTGCTGTAGATCAGGGTGGTACTGGTTTGGATATACTCCCTGCTAATGCTGCTCTCATTTCCTTGGGAACCACAACTGTAACGGGAGTCTTGCCAGGAGATAGTGGGAATGTCCTAACAAGTGATGGTAGTGTTTGGTCTTCTGAGGCTCCAAGTATTAGTATGAGTAGGGCTGAAGCTTCTGGCCTTATTGGCGTTGCTTCTGCAACCCTTGGTGTACCTGCCAATACTAAGATTATCCAACTAGCTATTAGAAGTATTTCTCTTGCTGGTACGGATGTTCCTCAAATCCAACTAGGAACTTCTGCTGGTATTGTCACTAGTGGATATTTGGGCTCTGTAAATAATAGTGGTGGGGAATCTGCTTTCTCCTCTGCTTTCAAGCTCCGTACCTCTTCGGGTTCTGCTGCTGAAGTGTATCAAGGGGTAATTACCTTTACTAATTTAGATGACAACATTTGGTGTGTATCTGGTAATGTAGCTCTTTCCAATGCTGCCAATTGCTTCTCTGTAGCTGGCTCTATTGATTTGGGAGCCAATGCTCTCAGTAGCATTAAGTTGATGGCAAGTGGTAGTGACAACTTTGATGGTGGTAGTATTTCTGCTACCTTCGTGAAGACGACCCTGTGAAAGATGTAACAACTCAAATCCGTGAAGCAGCAGAAGCGGATTTAATCACCTTCATTAAACTCATTGCTCCTAAAAGGGTACTTGGTAGCATTCATGAGGAGCTTTGTAGATGGTGGTGTAGAGAAGATGCACTAGCTTCACAACTTGCTCTCTTGCCTCGGGGACACCAGAAGAGTCAGCTTATTGCTTATAGAGCAGCTTGGTGGATTACCAAACATCCAGATACTACTATCCTCTACGTTAGTGCTACTGCTGACTTAGCTGAGAAGCAATTGTACGCTATCAAGCAGGTATTGGATAACCCCATCTATAAGCGGTATTGGCCTGAGATGATTCAACCTGATGAAGGTAGGAGAGAGAAGTGGGCAGTGAGTGAGTTTGCTGTAGATCACCCTCTTCGTAAGAAAGAAGGCATTAGAGATAGTACGGTGAAAGCCGCTGGCCTTACAACGAACGTAACAGGCTTCCATGCTGATGTTCTCATCTATGATGACATCGTAGTTCCTGGTAATGCCTATACAGAGGAAGGTCGTGAGAAAGTTAATGCAGCATATAGCCAGCTTGCTTCTGTGGCTAATCCTGGTGCTCTTGAGTGGGTGGTGGGTACTCGATATCATCCCAGAGACATCTATAACACTCTCCTCTCAATGAAAGAAACTGTATATGACAGGAATGGAGATGTGGTAAGAGAAGATGAGGTATATGAGGTATTCCAGAGAGTTGTAGAGATTGATGGGGAGTTTCTCTGGCCTAAGCAAATGAGACCCGATGGAAAGTACTTTGGTTTTGATGAGAACATCCTAGCCCGTATTAAAGCTAAGTATGTAGACAAAACTCAGTATTATGCCCAATACTACAATCAACCCAACAGTGCTGAGAATGCACCTATTGATGCTACCAAGTTCCAATACTATGATAAGGCTCATCTAAAGAATGATGAGGGGGATTGGTTCTTCCGGGATAAGAAACTTAACGTCTTTGCTGCTATTGACTTTGCCTTCTCTCTTGGCAAGAAAGCTGACTACACTGCTCTTGTAACTATTGGGGTAGATAGTGAATGGAATATCTATGTATTGGATATTGATAGATTCAAGACCAATAGGATTTCTGAATACTTTGAACACATCAAGAAGGCTCAGTATAAATGGGGTTTTAGAAAGATCAGGTGTGAAATCACTGTAGCTCAGCAAGCTATTGTGCAAGAGCTGAAAGAGAGCTATATCAAACCCCAAGGTATCAGCTTGTCCATTGATGAGTTCAGACCCAATAGAACTCAGGGGGATAAAGAAGAACGCATTATGTCAATCTTGCAACCCAAGTTTGACAACATGCAAGTGTGGTTTTACAAAGGTGGTAATTGTCAGATTCTCGAAGAAGAACTTACCCTTGCTCATCCTCCTCATGATGACGTAGAAGATGCTCTGGCTAATGCTATTGCTATTGCATCTTCCCCGAGACGAACACAAAATAGTATGAACTCTCATAATGTTATTTACTCTAGTCGCTTTGGCGGCGTAGCTTTTGCATAAGGAACTAATATGAGTGGACGCATCGCGCAAGTTCGTGAAATTATCAACCCTGATAACCTGGCTAGACAGCTCTCGCAGTTGTATAACCAGTGGTACCTTCAGAGACAAAGTAAGGAAGCTGAGTGGAGGGAGCTGCGTAATTATTTGTTTGCTACAGACACCTCCACTACGAGTAACAGTTCTCTGCCGTGGAAGAATAAAACTACTATTCCTAAGCTTACTCAAATTAGAGATAACCTCCATGCCAACTATATGGATGCACTCTTCCCTAATGATAATTGGCTTCGTTGGGAGGGATATTCTAAAGACGATGTGACGGCTAAGAAGCGTAGGGCTATTGAAGCCTACATGAAGAATAAGTGCCGTCAAGGGGGTTTTAGGGAAGAAATTAGTAAATGTGTGTATGACTATATTGACTATGGCAATGTCTTTGGGGAAGCTATTTGGAAGAATGAACGATATGTAGACCCCATTACTCAAGAAGAAGTGGTGAAATATATTGGTCCTGCTGTACAACGCATTAGTCCGTATGACCACGTATTTAACCCTACGGCTGCTAACTATAAAGATGCACCTAAGTTCACTCGCTATATCAAGTCCTTGGGTGAGCTGAAGAAGGAAATTAACACTCGTCCTGACTTGATGTTTAGTGAGGAAGTGTTTAAGAAAGCTGTAAAGGCTAGAAGTATTCTTGCTGGCTTCAAAATGGAAGATGTTAACAAGAGCGAGGGCTACATTGTTGATGGTTTTGGTACTCTCTTTGAATACTATCAATCCGACTATGTAGAAATCATTGAGTTTGAAGGAGACATCTACGACAAAGATAAAGATGAGCTTCTTGAGAATCGTATCATCACTATTATTGATCGCAGCTATATCCTCCGTAACGTACAGAACCCCTCTTGGCTGGGTAAGGATACTAAAGAGCATGTAGGTTGGAGAGATAGGTCAGATAACCTCTATGGTATGGGGCCTTTGGATAACCTTGTAGGTTTGCAATATAGAGTAGACCACCTTGAGAACCTGAAAGCTGATGCTCTTGATCTTACCATTCATCCTCCTAAAGTTATTGTAGGAGATGTTGATCCCTTTACCTGGGCTCCGGGGGCAGATATTCATGTTCCGGAAGATGGAGATGTACGTCCTCTTGCTCCTAATAGTGCAGCTTTCCAAGTTAATAATGAGCTTCAATACCTGCTAATGCTCATGGAAGAAATGGCAGGTGCTCCTAAAGAAGCTATGGGTATTAGGGGGCCAGGGGAGAAGACTGCCTTTGAAGTACAACAACTTCAGAATGCTGCTGGTAGAATTTTCCAGCATAAGGTGAATAAGTTTGAGATTGAATTCCTAGAGCCTCTTCTGAATAACATGCTAGAACTGGCTAGGCGTAATATGGATGGGAATGATGTCATTCGAGTTATGGATGATGACTTGGGTGTAGCAGATTTCCTTACTATTACGAAAGAAGATATTACGGCTACTGGTAAGCTT